ATCCAGGTGAAGCTGCATGCGCTTGACCGTGGCGCCGTAGTCCCTGGCGGTCAGCCCGATGTTGGCCTTGATCTGCTTGATCATGTCCGTGGGCCTGGTTCCCGCTTCCATCGCATCGCCGATGATCCCGTTGAGGGTCTTTCGCTGGGTCGAGCCCATCTGCTTCGACAGCTCGAGTCCATGCTCCTTCACCCATTTGATGGAATACGGGTTGATCCCTACACCCATCCCGGCGGTACCGTACTTCGCCTTCTGAATGATCTGCTTCTCCAGTTTTTTCTTGGCCTTAGCACGCATATTCACATGGTGTGCGATATGGTGTTTTCGGCAGAACCATCGCACGTTCAGCAACTTTGAATAATCATCATGATGCGCTTCCGCAGGGGCCTTGCCACAAATTTCACAAGATTTACGTTTTAACCTTCCATCTCGGATTGCGTTGTTGACCGCATTAACCGCTTTGCGTTGCCCAATATCATCATATCCTGTTTTTTGGATGATCTCCACGTTGGGATCCGGTGGAGGAAGCGCCGAGAACTTCAACTTTATACCGAACTCCTTGTTCAAAATATCCGTGGACTCATCTCCCGCATCCTGGATCGTGGCCAGGTATGCAGCAGTCATCTTGTCATTGTACACTTTGACAGCACCCTCGGCAGGATCGTCGTCGAAGTAGGGCAGCGTGCTCATCACCTCGGATATGGATCCCGATTCCCAGGCAGCGAGGAAAGCAGCTTCAATGTTGGGTGTGATCATGTCCCGGGCCACCTTCTGGAAGGCGCGAACGAACTCACTTTCGTGCTGGGCGGCGATGACATATGAATCCCGCAACGCTTCCTCAGGTAAATTCCCTGCGCTTGCGCGGGCTTTCCAGATCCTCCTTGCGCGGAATAATTGCACGAGGCCCATCAGTTGTTGTCCCAGTTGCTCAGTACGATGAGCACGAATATCGGCCAACCTGTTACAACCGTCAAATAATTCAAAAACAAATGCTTATCCTCGTGAGGATCGAGATACCGGCGGGTCCAACTATCACTCAGAAAGCAAACAAGAACACCACAGAAACAGTACACCATGGCGCCAAAGCCCCACTCGTTCATAGACCCACCTCGATACCGTACTCAGCCAGCACATCCGAAGCCGTCTTGTCATGGTCAGCCCTTCCCATGGCCTGCTCGTTCCATTCGGCAGCAATATCACAAGCCATCCGAAGGATCGCCTGTTCCAGCTCCGTTCTGATGGCTTTCTCCAGGATGACGGTTATCGTCTCGGCTACATCATGCGCCCGCGAAGGCGGAAGCAGATATGGTCCAAGCCAGTTCATCACTTGCTCGCTTTCGGTGTGGCCATGCCCCGTAGAGGCGCCTTATTCTGCCGATGGGTGCGTCCGCCTTTGACCTTGGATTTCCGCACTCCAACCGTTTTCTCCGGAGGCAAGTCCATCTCTCCCTCGTTCTTGCTGTCCTCCTCGGGGATGGGCAACCCAGCGATCTCGAGCAGGCGCCTATCCAGCGCAGCGTCTTCCGGCAGCTTCCCGGCGTTCGACAAGGCCGTGATGTACGCCGCGATATCTCCCAATGCCGGCGTCTCGATATCTCCCGCTATCAGCTCGGGCCATATCTCGGGAGGGATTCCGTTCATCTGCATCAACGGCGCCACGGCAAAGCGGTTGAACGCAGAAGAAATGATCTGGAGGATGGCCCCGAGCGCCGTGGCGAACAAGTCCGTCTGGGAGCTCGCTAGGGCGAAACTCCCGACATCTCCCATCCCAAGCTGGATGAACTGCGCCACCATCGACTGCAAGATGCTAATTTTGTAGTACAGCTTCGTGGAGTGGGTATCGATCTGCCTGCTGCCGCCCGTGGACAGCAGCTTCAGCTTGTACCCGGTGGGGTTCTTGTCCCGATCCAACTCGGCCGGGATCATGGCGAACTCGCGCTCGTCCCGCTTCAACTGTGACAGCATCTTCTCCAAAGATGCCCGCAAAGCACGTTCGTCGGGTCCCGCGGCGGTGGACAAGATCTCGATGGGGACTTCCATGGTCAGCAACCCGGTCATGTCCCGCTCGATGCCGATCGCCTCGATATTGCATATCCGCTTGAGGAAAAACCAATCAGTGACGGCGTTTCGCAGTATGGATCGGCCCTCCGGGTTGGCTTTCGTCACCTCCGTCCGGAACAACACCGCCTTCTCGATGGGGATGAAAGCCGTCTTCCCGCTGGCGAGATCCGATTGGTGCATACCCGCAAGCCCACCCTCGTCGTCGAACTCCCACCTATCCAGGGTGTCCTGGGCGCGGAAGGCGAACTTCCTCCAGCCGATCTTGCCGTCGCTGAAATTGCTCTTCGTCGAGCTATCGTCCTCGTCCGGACCCCTGCGGATCTTGTACACCTTCTCGAAATAGCTCCAGCCGTACTGGAGCATGGAAAGCACCTCGCTTACTGTGTCTTCCCACGTCACGCTCATGTCCAGCAGGCACTCTTCCAGGAACTGTGCCGCGTCCAGAGATGCCGGCAGATCATCAACAGGCTCCGCGCGCCATTCCACCTGCCTCACCAACGCCTTGATGATGTAGAGCACGGATCCGATGGTCGAGCTATTGTCGGCCATCTCGCGGTACGTCTTGATCCCGTACTGCCCCTTGAGCCGAGCCAAGAACTCCTCGTCCACATGTCCGTAGGATTGCTTCAGGCCAGAGAACCCAGCCACACTGAGATCTACATTCTTCGGCATTGTGTTTTTTTTTGCCATCACACCCTCCAGGGATTTTCTCTGATACCAGCGGTCGGAAGTTGGAAATTGACCACGGATTGTCGTTGACTGAGTTCGGCAAGCGCCATCGTCATCGCATCCACCTGGTCATCGTTCGCGGCGTTCGGGAAGTTGACCACCTCCTCGATGAAGTCCTCGACCCACTCGTACCCGGGGCCTTCTGGAAGGTAGACGTTGCCCGCTTCGATATAGCTCGACACCGCAAGCAACCGGGCTTCCTTGCTTCCTTGTGGCCGCTTGCCAATAATTCCCGGGATTTTGTCCTTGAGCATCGAAATGACTGCATTGCCGTTCGCCGCCTCCTCAACCACTTTCCGTGCTACCCCTGGATGCTTCACGCTTATCGCCGCGATGGCTCTCAGCGTTCCCGGGAAGTCTACACGATCACGGAACTGATCCACAAGATAGAATTTGCCCGCACTACGTCCCCAAACCTCTCCGACGACAAAAGACGTGCCCGTGCCCTTGAAAGTCAGATCCCAGACCTGAGTTTCCTCATCGAACTTATCAGGCAACTCGGCTGCAGGTCGGTATCGTTTGAACCACTTCCGCTTGACGATACCCCCTTCGAGAGGTGCCGGCCGCTGCTGGTACAACCCGGCGAACATATGCGATGAGATGGCCTTTTTGATTTTATCCAACTCAGCGACGGGAAACCGCTCGGGGCAAAGCGCCTCCCCGGGCTTTCGTCCGAGCGGGTCGTTCTCTTCCGCCAGCGCCGGCAGGCAGATGTGCTCCCAATTATCCGAATGCTCAGACAACAAGTATCCAGTGAGATCCCCTTCATGCCAACGAGTTTGAATCACTATTAAAGATGCACCGGGCTCCAACCTCGAATAGAGCGTGCCATTGAACCAGTCAATCACCCGCTCCCGAGCTGTAGGTGAAAGAGCCTCGGCCCAATCCTTGTGAGGGTCATCGATTATGATGCAATTTCCGCCTTCTCCTGTGATCCCCCCTCCCACACCAACTGATCTCATCCCACCCCCATCCGTCGTGGCCCAGTCGTTCGCCGTGCCTTGGGTCTGCGACACCTTTGTCATGGCCTCCGGATGTTCCCGAAGGTGATCCCGCACACTCCGACCCCATTTTATCGAGAAGCGGTCCCCGTACGAGGCGAAGATGATCTTCCGCTCTGGGTACAGGTCCAGATACCAGGATGGGAACCAATGGCCCATCCCCAAACTTTTACCATTTCGAGGTGGGGCGTTGATAATAATCCGGGCGTTTCCCTCGAGCACCCGCTCCCGGACGTACTCCATCACATATTCGATCCAGCTGAAACGCGTCCAACGCCCTCCGCTCATGTGTTGAGCATATCGAGAAGGGCGGGCCCGCCAGCGTTCGGGCAAGACGGCCTCACGCAAAGCAGCGCGGGTATCAGCC